CACATGGACAGTAGATAGTGCAGCAGTTTCAGCAGGAAAAGTAATTTTAGCATTTTTTAGGTCAGATAGTGTCAACTCTGACTACAGTATTCAAGTAACAGTAAAATATCATTTAACTTAGGAGTATAATTATGGGAGCAGGAGCAGGATCAGCAGGATCAGGGTCAGGAACAGCTTATTTCGGTACAGGTGTTTCTGTATATAGATCTAAAACAGATTATTCAAAGCCAGTAAACACAAAAACAAAGTCAGTTACATATAGTGCTACTGTGAATGACTTATTATTAGATTTAGCACCTGCATCTGACATAGAAACAAACACTGCGACAGATCCTATAAGTGCAGTAAGAGTCAGAAATGACGGATATGTGTCAGGTCTTGCTATATTTGCATTTACAAGATACACAGCAGAAACAACAGAAGGCAATACGGAATATGTCCATTTTCTATTAGCACCAAATGAGGAAATAACTATCCCTGCAACAAGAGCAATTATAGTAGACAGTTCAGACCAATTTGATGGAACAGCAGTAGCTGCAACAGCTCCTGATAGCAATATGTATGTTGCAAGTGGATGTCTATTAGATGAAGGAAGTAATATAACAGACTCTGTTACTAATTTCACAGTAGATGATGGTGATTATTTTCATGTAGGTGATTTAATAAGATTAGATAATGAGATAATGGAAGTGACATCTATATCTACAAATGAATTATATGTTATAAGAGCAGTACATGGCTCGGCAGCAGCTACTCATAATGATGATGTAGCAATTAGGCTTCCATTCTTTAATGCTTACCATGACTTTGACAAATATAGTGTAGTTCAGACAGACAGTTCAGGTAGATACAAAGCTACCAATTTTGCAGGATATGGTAGAGTCGCAGCAAACGAAGGTGGTGTGACAGCAGGGTCTATTGCTATACAGTTTTATGAAGCAGGTTACTCTCAATTAGGATTAACTGATATTACAGCTAATACTGAATCAGGACTAACTGCTTCAACAGCATATGAATTTGATATTCAAGTAGATGGTGGAACTAATTATGACAATTTATCATTTACTACAGATTCCTCTAATACAAAGTTTGGTGGATCTGATGGGATTATAGCAAAGATACAAGATGCACTTAATACCCAATATTATACAGCAGGTAATCTATTTGAAAAGAAAGTAACAGTATCATTAGAAGGTGGGGATGTAGTATTTAGGTCAGGAAGTAATCTGTCTACATCAGCAATAGCATTAACAGCAGGTAGCACTGGAACAGCAGAGTTCTTTGGAACAGGTAGAATACCTGCTGCATCAGCAACCACAGCAGTAGCTGCAAGATTACAACAAGAAGTTGATTATGATCCTGTAACAAACTCATCTACTTATAAAAATATATTTGTAAGGGATGATGGAAAAGGAAATCTTATTTATAAGAATAATATAACTGTAGGAACAATTAACTATGAAAGTGGTGCAGTTGATTTTACAGTAGCAGACAAACCTAATGCAGAATTTGTTGTTAGCTTGTTACATACATCAGCCATGAGTGGAAAGCTATCAACAGCAGGTAGTGGTAGAGCAAACTCATTAAGACAAGTATTTGGAAACACTCCACAGCAGAAGTGTGAAGCTGTATTAACTGTGGAAACATTTTAGGAAAGGAAAACAATGGCTACTGATTTTAAATATGCAAGTCAAAGTGATATGCAAAGATATGTAGGTGATATAGTTGCAGATGCAGATAACAAAAGACAAGTTTATAATTTTCAAGCTACAGACACAACAAATCAATATCAAGCATTTAATACAGGCTTTATTGAACAACTATTTTTTGATGGTATAGAAGGAACATCTGTTGATGATGATCCAAATGCTAATTATGAATATAATTGGTCTGCTGCAACAGATTCTGTCCAAGTATTTATATCAACTGCTGATCCTAACGATATGATTATAGAAGCAGGATTTGACAATGCAACTTACTATGACCAAATGCTTGTAGATGCTTCAATGGAACTAAACAACTTGCTTGATGCAAGGTTTCCTGTGCCTTTGCCTAAATATGACCAGTATGATGCAAATACAACTCATTCAGCAGCAACTAAGGAGTATGATGCACTTATAATTAAAGTAACTTGCTATTTAGCAGCATCTAATGCACTCAGAGCAATAGGAGAGATAGAGAAAGCAGATTATTATTATGATTTAGTGACAAATGCAGAACGAACAGGGGTTATAGATAGATTAAATGCAGGTGAATTTAAATTAGCATTTGAAATAGACTCATCTGACAGTCAAGGTAAAGTGAGAACTATAACTAAGTCAGGATCTATGGATGTGGTAGAAACAGCAGGAGAATGGAGTGGAGAAAACTATGATGTATGTAGAATAACCTGTACAACAACAGGAGCATATGGAACTGCAATAGTAAAAGCAGAAACATATGGAAATGACAAGCTATTTGGAACTACAACTGAAAATATAAAAGTATCAGGCACTATGGATTCTATAGTCAATGGTCTATATATAAGATTTCAAGGTGCATCTATGACACAGAACGATCAATGGGAAGTAACTGTGACAAATGAAAATAGAAAACGAAGCAATCCAATGACAAGTGGTATTAATCTGACAAGAGGAGCAAGAGGAATTTAATGGCTGTCACTTATGATGATATATCCTATAAGTATATAGAAAAAGGATTGAAAACAGTTATAAATGATGAATTTAAGAATGTATATATTTCGCCTGTATTTACTATGCGAGGAACTGAGTGTATCAGAATATCTGCTGAGTCCAGTAGTAATCAAGAAACTACCAATGCTTATGACAGGAGGGTATTTGCTGTTATGATAAGATATTATCAGAAAGGAGATGTCAGATCCGAGAAAGTCTATGCAGCTATAAGAAGAAAAACAGACAGATTAAGAAAGCATCTGCTTGATAATCAAGTAAAGAATACAAGCACAGCTAAATGGGTAGCACTTGATATAGACACAATAACATTTAATGTACAAGACGAAGAAAACGAAGAAATTGATAATCTGAACATAACGGAGTTCTCATTATCAGTCACACATCATAATCCGTTATAAGGAGTAAGAGGAAATGGCGCAATCGCAAATATATAATCCAAGTCAAAATGTATCAGTTTGGATTCAAAACGAAGCTATTGTTGGAACTGAGCCAGATGATGCAGCATTAAAAAGATTACAGGCAGTATCTTTTACAATTCCTGAAGCATCTGTTCCCTTAGAGTTCTCATCACCGAGAAGTGGACAATTCATAACAACAGCAACACAAGGACATCATTCAGAAGGAACTAAACTGTGGACTTTTGAAACTACACTTAGAGGAACACCAACATCTGTGCTATTAGCAACAGAAGCAGTGTTTGAACAATCATCGTCAACAGCTGAACTTGATAATGACTATATATTCCCGACAACTGGATATACAGTTGCTACAGGGTCAGGAGCAAAAACTTTTGACATTAGATTTGTCAATGGTGGAACTAAAGCAGCAGCAGAAACAATAGAATGTGCTGGATGTGTTGGAACAGGCTTTACATTATCAGAAGATATTGGAAGTGAAGGTGGCGAACTTGTATGTACTATAAGTTGGGCGACAGGTTTTATGCCTGTACATTCTGCTACAGATATATCATCTCCTGCATATGATGAAGGCACACCAAAGAACATTAGAAATCTTGCTTTAACTACAGCAGAACTTGGTAGTGGAAATGATTTGGTTGTTTCATCATGGGAAATTTCCTGTAATAGAACTATAGAGAGAGTTCATTATGCAGATATAACATCAGGAACATTTGCACCCTTTGGATATGCAATGACAGGTGGCTTTGAGATTTCAGGATCATTAACAGTTATTAGAAATGAAACTGTGCATGATATCCTTGCAAGTTTCTATAATAGCACAACACTTGATCTAAAATTAGCAGAAGCATCTAATTTCAGCATAGATATGGACAAAGTTCTATTAGGAGAATCAACTGTAGACAATGGTGGTGCTGTATTAATGCAGACAATACCTTTTACAGCAGTAGCTGATGAAGATATTGGTGGATCAAGTGAGCAGGTGTTAGGGATAACAATAGCATAATATGAAAAAAATAGTAAAAGGCGAAAATGCTAAGATAGAAGTTGAATTTAAAGATGCTACTCTTGATGAAAGAAAGCAATTCAACGACATCTATCACACAAGTATGTACGGACAAGTTAAATGGTCTGATATGGTTGAATGTGTATTAATAGCAACAACATTGACTGAAGATGATTTGAACGAACTTACTGATGTGGATGTTATAGAAATAGCCAAAGAATGCTATTTAGTTCTGAATAAAAAAAAATTGAAGAAATAAAACTTCGATTAAATATTCAGATTTGTCTGAATGGATCTCAGGGTAAGGCATCTTTGCCTAATACTTTTCCATATAGTGCTGTGAATCCTATGACTGCAAAAGACAAAACATTTAATAACATTGATGATGTTTATAAAGTTTTGATAGAATGCTATGATAAGTGCGTAGCAAAGGGGTATGATCGATTGGGAGAAGCATTGCATCAACAAGCATTATTTATTGTTAATGAAGAATTAATCTTGGATCAAGACATTCAGCTAACAATAAAAAAGCATCAGTATTGCAAACAATTCAACTGTCCCCCTTATCCCTCAATGATAGAAACACCTGCAAATGTAATAGATGACTTCATGGTAATAGAACAAGAAATGACTCAATTCGGAAACAAGGAAAAGAATGGCTAATAAAACTACATATAAAATAGATGTCAAACAAAAAGGTGCAAAAAAGGCACAAGCCAGTTTAAAATCACTTGCAAAATCAGCAGCAGGATTAGCAGCAGCCTATATGGGTGTATCAACTGTAATGGACAAAATGTCTGAATCAATCGAGTTGTTCGGTGTTCAGGATCTTGCAGTCCGTAGAGTAGAAGCTGCATTAAAATCTACTAAAGGTGCAGCAGGGGTTACTTCAAAAGAACTGCAAAAACTTGCTTCTTCATTGCAGGGTCTTTCTACTTTTGGTGATGAAGCCACACTTGAAATGACTGCATTGCTGCTTACTTTTACACAGATAAAAGGGCCTGTACTTAAAGATGCTATAGGTATGGTGCAGAACATGGCTTCAGCTATGGGAACTGACATGAAAACTCAGGCACTTATGCTTGGTAAAGCACTTAATGCTCCTGTTATAGGTATTTCAGCTTTGTCAAGGGTTGGAGTTCAATTAACAGATCAACAACAAGAACAAATAAGAAGTTTTGCAGCAGTTAATGACATAGCATCAGCACAGCGTGTTATTTTAGCAGAATTAGGAACTCAATTTGGTGGTATGGCTGAAGCAGAAGCAAAATCTTTTACAGGTCAAATGACACAGATGTGGAATGCTATCGGAGATGTTCAAGAAGTGCTTGGTGGTAAATTAGCACCTGCACTAACAGCAGTAGCTAATTCAGTTTTAAATTATTTAGCCGTGTCACCTATAGATGAACTTATAGCAGAAAAAGCAGAGTTCAATGCTTTATTGACAGTTTTACAAGATACAAATATTTCTACAGATACAAGAACAAAAACAATTAAACGATTAAAAACCGAGTACAAAGATTATCTTGGAGGATTGGATCTCGAGAAGGCAAAATTAGAAGAAATACAAGAAATACAAAAGCAATCAAATCAACAAATGATAGATGCTATAATACAAAAGAAGTTAGACCTTAAAACACAAGATTTAAGAAATAAAATTGCAACTGCTGAAGTAGATATATTTGATGCTCAAGTAGCAAAACAAGAGGAATTAGCAAATGGCTTTGAAGGATTAGAAAATCAAAATGGTAAATATTTTGTATCATATTATGATAATGCAGGAAAAGCAGTTATTTTAGAAACACAAAGGCTAAGACAAGCAAAAGAAACAATAGAAGCTTCAGAAGCATTAATTGTACAACTAAAGGAAGAATTAGCAGCCGAAGAAGAAAAGCAAAGACAATTCATAGAATCACGAAAACTTGCTGATGAAAATAAAAACAAAACAGTTGAAATATTAGATATAAAACAAACAGATATAGCGACAACAGAAGAACAAGGTCGGTCTTTAAGCGACTATTTAGAAACAGCTAATACTTCAGCAGATGTTATAGACCATATGGCTATAGCAGAACTAAAATTAATAGAAGCTAAAAAAGCAGCTATAAGTGTTGGACTTTCACAAGCAGGAGCAAACAAAACTATGGCTGGTGCAGCAATAGATGCTTCATCATCAGTAGTAGATGCTTATTTAACAGAAACAATAGCAGCATATTTAAAAGATAATGTCAAATGGTTTGCAGCAGTTCCTCCTCCATTTAATGCAATGTTATTAGCAGCAACAGGAGCAGCAGCAGCAACTGGAATGAAACAAATGCTAAATACTGCAACAAATTGGGCAAAAGAATCAACTGGTGCGCAATATGGATTTGAAGGAGTTGTATCAGAGCCAACGCAATTCACAGTTGGTGAGGGTGGAGCAGCAGAGTATGTATCTGTGCAACCACTTGAAGGGGTAAACAATGCAGGTGGTCAAGGTGTCACTGTAAACATATCAGGCAATGTAATGAGTCAAGACTTTGTAGAATCAGAATTATCAGAACGAATACAGGAAGCAGTTAGAAAGGGTGTCAGTTTCGCATGATCCCACTGCCTGAAAAAATACTGAATGACTTTTCATCAAGCGCATATAGTCTTGAATACTTACTTCAAATAGAAACAACTCCAAATATATTTATAGGAACAACCAAACAAACATTTGGATCTGATGGTGCATATTATGAGGACTTAGACCTTAAAGTGTCCAATATAAGCGAGAAAATAGACCTAAAAACAAAAAAAGTGCAATACAGCGATATGACATTCACATTATCAAATTTCTATCAAAATGAGCAGTATTTATCAGATAGACTTTCTGAAGCTATGGGATCTAATATCAATTTATATTTGAAAACACAAAGCTGTGAACTAATTGATGACTGCTTGTTAATTGCTAAATTAAAAATAAGAAAGATTGACCATAACAACAAGGTTGTTAATATTGTAGCAAATGATATTAATCTTGAAACATTATATGTTAATCTACCTAAAAAAACATTAGAAAGTGGAGTTGATACTAACGAAGCAGGGAATCTGAAGCCTGTGCCTATATTGTACGGACATTTAGAAGATGCTCCTGCTGTAGTTTATATAGAAGAAGACCAAACAACAAAGTTGATCCCTGATGATTCATATTTTTCTGATAATGAAAAAGAAATAGAAGGAATAAAACAATTTTATGTTGCAAAGCAGGATGGATATGATGCAGAATTAATGGATAGAGAATATGACCATTTAATATCACCTAATGCAGTAAAAGTCAATCTTGGTAGCACTATCTGTGATGTTCCATGTTTACCCTTTGTTAATTCTTTATATACTAAAGACAGTAGTCATGTAGAAAATTTAGTCATCAGATTGTTTAAAAAAAATCAATATGAAACATTCCAAGATTATGTGACTTTGAACAATTTTTCAGATTATTATAGTAATGAAAGTATTTTAAAAAACTACAACGCACTTTGGATTAGCAAACTATCAGATTTGAAACTAAGTAAAGAATTTTCATATAGTTATTTCCAAGATGGAACATATAGATTTGATTCTCTTGGACTAACTTCAAGATGGTTGTGGCAATCAACTACTCCTGATTTTGATTTTATGGACAACACAGAAACTCATAGGGTGGGATTTCAAGTATATGAATTTGAAAACATTGAAGGAGCAGAAAGGCTTGAAACTAAAATATCAGATATAGATATATTCCCTGTAGATGTTCATTTTATTGGCAATATGAATATACAAACTTATGGAGAAGGTGTTATTACTGACCATATAAGATTTCCAAGAATTAATATATTTTTTTCAAACTTAAAAGATGATCCAGTGCAACAATCACACATGGTTGGTGGTTGGGAGTTTGGCTCACCTGATGAATTTACTATAACAAATAATGGATCAGCAGTTAATACTAATTTTGAAGGAAGGTTTTGGAATACACAAAAGATTGAACTTCATGCACATTCAGAGTTATATGATGAAATATCTATTGTTGATGGGTTGAGAAATCAATATATAACATATTTATTGTCAGACTGGAATAATAATACAGATAATGGTGGGAATTATTGGCAATCTATATATTCTTCTACTGTAGATGGATTAAGAAAAGGTTTAAGTTCTAATATTATGGTTATGGCTTATTCTCCTGATATGCAAAGTGGTTGGGAATTTACAGAAAATCCAAACACAGATCTTTCTATATCCACTAATGTATCAGATATGAAAGTAAGAAAGATGTGGGCGAATAAAGATATGATGAATAAAGATTTTCATGTTAATGCTAAAGGCAGAGTTGATACTAATATTGAATATAACAATATTTACAAGATAAAGGGTAAAATTAAAGTTTTAACAGAAAAGATTATACCATTTGATGATCCTGCCATACCTGCTCTTGGAGTTCGATCAGAAACAGTAGCTTATGAAAACAAGCATCAAATAGAATTGTTTAAGTTATTAACCAATAGCAAATACAAAACAAAATTAATAAACAACGAAGTACATGAGTTGATGATTAAGTATGAAGCCTTTAATGGTGAAGTGTCATACTTATGGGATATTGATGTTAATAATATGAATTTAGCAGAATATTATGGTGACAGTGCTTTTGAAATGATTGTAGATGATGAACTTAGAGAAGACAAGCAAGGTTGGGTCTACGACATAACTGCTAAAAATTATAATTTAGGTGCGTCACACATAAATGCAGATGGTGAATTGGTGGGTTATTGGTTTAAAAATATTGAACTTGTATATGCTAAAATTAACTGGTTTGATGAAGCCACAATAGGGAGTATAGTAGAAGCACCTGTAGAGGTTTCATCCGAATTACAGGGATTTAATGATAACAAAGGTTGGACAGAGCCAACATTAGACTCTCAATATGAGGGAATAGGATATTGCTATGTAATATGGCTTCCTGAAAACATGGAACTTGCATATAAGTTAGCTGATACTCCTCCATATATTGTTAAAGATATTTTAACAAATGAAATGAATATAACTACAGACCAAATAGATATAGCAAAACTACAAAAGGCTGAAGATGCAGTTAAGAACAATAAAATGGCTTTTTCTATAACCGAACAAAGAGAATCAAGAGAAATACTTGAAGATATATGTAAACAATCAAGGCTAACTTTTAGATTTAGACCATCAGACAACTTTGCTGTTGTAGATGCAATATATAATAACTATGATTCAGATATAGATTTTGATAAAGAAATAGATTTAGACAATACTATCAATTATAACTTTTCTAAAACGAAGATAGAGGATCTTAGTATAGGAGGAGTTAAAATTAGTTATGGTTATGATTATGCTACTAAAAAACCTGATAAAGAAGTAGAGGTTGCACTTGGTGATTCACTTGAAGAATACAAAGCACACTATGGAATTATAAAAGTAGAAGATTACAAGATTGAAATGAATGCTCCGTTTATAAGTAGTGAGCAATCTGCACTGGAACTTGCAAACTATTTGTTGAACTATTATAAGCATCAACATTTAATTGTCAGGTGTAGTGTTCCATGTAAAGATGGATTTGAATTGGAAGTGGGAGATATTTTGAAATTTAATACAAATAAAACTGCCTTTGGTAAAAGTCTATCTGATAGACAAGAGAATATTGACCAAATAATATATCCTTTGTTTTATATAACTAAGATTAATAAGACATTAAGCAAGGTAGACATAGAGTGTGTGCAACTACATAACTTGGATCAAGCATAATGGAAATAACAACAACATCTAATGAAGTACATCTAAATTATTCAGAAGCACCTAAAAAAATGATTATAAGTTACTCAGGAAGTTTTGTTGGAGAAGTTTTTGGTGATTGTATAGTTAGATTAAGTAGAAAAAATATTATAATAGAGTTTCAAGAAGATCCACCAAGTCTGTTGATGTCATATACAGGTAAGTTTGCAATTATAAGTGTATCAGCATACGATAAAATGGATAATACGATATACACAAATCGAGTTGTCAAAGAAGACAAATGGAACTTAATAGTAGGAGATTATGCAAACAACACAAATAAGTATCCTGATTATAATCAATCTATTGGGTATAATTTTGTAGATAAAACACTATTAGCATATAAGCATAACAATGAACAGCATTATTTGAATCAAAAGGGAATGTTAAGGCCTGATAGAGATAGTATGGAAATAAAAAAATTAAACAGAATTAGAGGTAATTATGGCATTAAGTAATAGTGTATATGGGTCGGTAGCAACTCCAAGAATATATGTTGATTATATTCAGTATGCAAAGGCGATAGGATATGTAGAGGACTATTCAACATCTGTAAATATATTAGGAGATCCAAGAGCAGCCTTTGATATGAATCCAGTTAATATGCAACAATATGAATTAACACAGGATGATTGGGTAATTACTAATGCAGTTAAATTTAAAAATTATACAAATGATGATAGACAATTTGCTACCTTATTGCAAACAACAAACTACTACGGATTATTAGGACATAGATTGGCTGTGGACACAAGCAACTATGATCATGTTGGAATGATAGCAGCAAGTAATGTCCCAAATTATGACTATTATGATTGGACAGTAGGTGGTCATTCAGGTATACTTGGCGATCCTGATTCAAATGCAAGTGTAGGCTATAGCTTATATTCTATAGACAGCCCTATATCATTATCAAAAGCATCTCGATTGTCATTTAATATTTACAAAGGAACAAGTGCTTCCAATCTTGGATATGCAACAGGAGATGTTGTCCGTATTGGTAGTTGGACAGCAGGTAGATACTTTGACTTTCCACATAGTGCAAATCTGCAAATGAACATAAATCATAGTTTTGATGGAGTTAAGAGCAAAAGAACAGCAGGTGGATCTGATATTACAGAGATATTATATACAAAGCCAAATTGGGGTGATTTACCTGCATGGGAACACATAGACACCTCTGACTATGATAACCCTGCTGAATATATAACAAATGAAAACTATAGCAATGTTACTAATAGAGCAAGAAGGTCATGGGATTTAACATTCAGCTTTTTAGCTAAAGATGACACATTCCCTAAATCACCTGATGGAACAATTATAGGTGAATACCTGCAATCTGTAGGACAAACAGACACACCCATCTTTGGAACTAAAATTAAAGATAACATAGTGTCATCATTGAATGCACTTACATTGGGTGGTCAGATTCCATTTATATTTCAACCTGATAAAACTAAAAAAGATATATGTATGTGCAAGTTAAGGTCTAATGGATTAAGTATTCAGCAGACTGCTCCACAGCTATATACTTGTAAATTATCTTTTGTAGAAGTCTGGTAAGATTCCCTCCGACTACTCCGTGTAGAAGGCTAAAAGAGCATCTCTCCTCGTGAGAGGTGCTTTTTTTTGCATATATATTAAAATAATGCAATCTTTTCTTGCATATATTCTCCAAATAGGTTAATTTGGTAGTGTTCGTATTAATAAATAATAAGGAGATACAAATGTTAAATATATTATTATCAAATTCAAAAGATAGAAAATGGGTTGAAAGAGAACTTGAAGAATTTTCAGATTCTAAAGGTTATTGCAACTTAAAAGATCCCTTAATGTATTGGTTAAATTTCTTCAAAAAATCAAAATATCCTGTAAAAAAATTCATTGAATTTAAAAACAATTTTTTAAATACATATAAAAATGAAATTAAATAACAATTAAGGGGAGTGTAATGCTCCCCTTTTTTTATATAGTTTTGTAGTGAAATATCCCTTTTTTTCGCAAAATAGGGATAAATAGCTACATATAATAAGATAAAGGAGAATCAAATGACTTATTCAATACCTAATGATGATTTAATTATTATTAAGAAAAAACTCAAGCTAACAGGATGGGGTGCAAAAGAAATCTGTGGATATATCAGTGGTGAGGATTATTACAAAGTCAAATTAAAAGAAGATGACGGATATACGATCCTAACTATGCGTAAAACAGGAAGAATTATGCACATTTTAACTGACACATCAACTAAACTACATCTAAGATAAAGGAGTAAACTAATGCCTATAGAAATACACGGAAAACAATATGTTACTGTAGCAGAGCGAGTACAGATGTTGCATGAGTCTGACTTAATGGAAATTAGCTTAACAACTGAGATACTACATGATGATGAACAAAGTGTCGTAATGAAAACAACTCTTGAAATAGATGGGAGTATATTTACTGGAATCGCACAGGAGTTCAAAGGATCTTCAAATATTAATAAAACATCTGCACATGAGAATTGTGAAACAAGTGCAGTTGGTCGAGCATTAGGCTTTGCAGGATATGGCTCTGTAGAATCAATAGCAAGTGCTGATGAAGTTGCTCATGCAGTAGCTAATCAAGAGCCAAAACTTGCATCAGATAAGCAAATCAATTACATAAAAAGACTTGCTGAAGAAAAGGACATGGAAATTACTGATGAACAGTATGAGAAAATGACTATGGAAGAAGCAGGGAATCTAATAGAACACTTAAACAAAAGTGTTTAAGGTTACATCAGGAAACAAGTGTATATCTTGCTATACTAAAAAAAACATATATTACTGTTTTACAAGTATAGAGGGTAAGACTTGGGAAAGCTGTGAAAGTTGTTTAGACAAGGTTAGAGAAATAAGAAAAAAATACTTTAATAAGGAGCGAAAATGAAAACTATTAATGTACATTGCAGGTCTTGTAATAAGAAGTTCTCAGTTTATGGTGAGAGCAAGGGTGGAATGTTTATGAAATTTGTTGATAGAAGTCATATTAGACATGATTGTAAGCCAAGAGAAAGGAAGGAGCAAAAATGAAAATAACAAGAATGACTAAGGGAGAATGGGGCCATGTAAGAGCATTCTTTGATGTAGAGGTAGTAGAAGGAATAACTGTTAAGGGATTTAAATTGGTAGTAAAAGATGACAGATTAAGGTTGGTCACTGCATCAGTTAAGAAAAAAGATGATTCAGGGTATGACCAAATTGTTATCTTAGATAAAATGCAGTACATCACATTAAATAACTTAGCTAATGATTATTACAAGAATGGTGGAGATCCAAGAGAAGATGATCCAATTCCATTTTAGGGGGGAATAATGATAGTTGATTTTAATAAATCAGAAATAAATATAATAAAAGAAGCATTAGTTGAATGTGCTTTTGAAAAGTATGAAAACAAACATGATATAGACAATATATATAAGTTAGCAATTATTGAACATAAAATAGTTAAAAAACAAGTAGAGGAAGGTTTTTTAAAAAAAATAACAGGCAATCTTAAATGTTGGTGGATGTGGACACATACAGATAAAAACTATAGAAAAAGGATGCTTTGGAATAAAAGGAGTTCTAAACGATGATAATATATGAAGTTAATTTCAAGGATATAGACGGAAGCAAACAATCTGTCTATTTTCCAAACAGAAGAACTGCAAATTCTTTTGTAGCACAGAATAAAAAGTCACTAAAAAGCATTAAAGTGACTCTACATGGTGTAGAAAGTTCAAAATCAGAGATCTTATCATTCTTAAATAGGGGAAACAAGATATATGGATAAGCCAATACTTATGGGAATCACCTTAGAAGTTTTATATATGATTAAACAGAGGACTCACAACTCTCCAGTTAAATCAGCACACATTCAGCAATACCTCAATATCTCAGGTGTGGTAGTTAGAAAGTGTATAGCAGAACTTCGTGTGATACATAAAATGCCTATATGCAGTGGATCTCGAGGATATTATTTTGCACCAAACAAGGCCCATTGGGACAGAACAAAGGCACAGTTGTTGTCAAGAGCAAAAGAACTTAGAAAAGCAGCAACTAATCCTGATGAATATTTTTATGATGGCGAACAATCAAAGATGTTTTAAGGCAAGATGATGGATAATTTATTAATAGGTGATGTTAGGGAAAAGCTAAAAGAACTTGATGATCGCTTTGTTCAATGTTGTGTTACAAGTCCACCATACTGGGGGTTGAGAAATTATCAAGAAAAAAAACAGCTTGGACTTGAAGAAACACCTGAAGAATATGTAGAAAATATGGTTAAGGTGTTTAGAGAGGTTAAGCGAGTGTTGAAAGATGATGGAACTTGTTGGCTTAATCTTGGTGATAGTTATTATAATAAAAATTTAGCAGGAATACCATTTAGAGTAGCATTTGCTTTGCAACAAGATGGGTGGTATTTAAGGCAGGATATTATATGGAATAAGCCGAATCCGATGCCTGAGAGTGTTCAAGATAGATGCACTAAATCACATGAATATATATTCTTATTAACAAAATCAGCTAAATATTATTATGATGCAGATGCGATCAGAGAGCCATTTGCTGAAAGTTCTATTGGTAGATTAGAACAAAATATAGACAATCAAATAGGAACAACAAGGGCAAATGGTGGTGCAAAATTAAATGGTAATTTTAAGGCAGTAGGAGATGTTGATAAGGGTGCTAACAAAAAAAGTGTATGGACTATAACCACAAAACCATTTAAAGATGCTCATTTTGCTGTATTCCCAATAGAGATACCAGTATATTGCATTAAAGCAGGAAGCAAAAAAGGAGATACTATTTTAGATATATTTATGGGAAGTGGAACAACAGCACTTGCAGCACAAGAACATGGAAGAAGGTGGGTGGGGGTGGAACTAAATCCTGAATATGTAAAAATTATTAAGAAAAGGACACAACAACAAGTAATTTTATAATGGAGAACGAATGAAAGTTTTAGAACTGTTTGCAGGGTCAAGGTCTTTTAGCAAAGTTGCAGAAAAACATGGAATGGAAACACATACTACAGACTATAAGGACTTTGAAGGAATCGACCAAGTTTGTGATATATTTGACTTTGACACTGGATCTGTACCATTTATCCCTGACATAATATGGGCATCTCCACCTTGTCAAACATTTTCTATAGCAAGTTGTTATGTTCATTATAGTAAAGATAATGATGTTTTTAATCCTAAAACACTATTGGCTAAAAATGGTTTAAAAATAATAGAAAAAACAAAAGAAATAATTTTACATTATACTGAATTAAATAATGATTTGTGTTTTATTATAGAAAATCCAAGAGGATTGTTAAGGAAAATGCCTGAGATGAATACATTGACTCCATATAGAAAAACTGTGTGGTATTGTCAATATGGAGATACAAGAGCAAAGCCAACGGATATATGGACTAATGCAATTTGGACACCAAGACCAGTATGTAAGAATGGTAATCCTAATTGTCATCATGCAAGAGCACCAAGAGGATCAAAAACAGGAACACAAGGACTTAAAGGCAATTATGATAGGTCTAAAGTTCCTGAAGAACTGTGCGAAGAAATTTTATTGTCTGTATTGTAATTTTCATTTTATTTAATTAAGTTAAAAAACAAAAAAGGGGCAGAATATGCGTAATAGAATCCTACAAAAGTCATTTTGGACATCATCAGAAATCATAGAACTTGAGATCCATGAAAGATTATTGTTTCTTGGAATGACCAACCATGCAGATGATGAAGGTATCATTAAAACTGCTCCAAGAGCCTTGAAAGCAAAGATATTTCCTGCTGATAATATGTCTGTAGAAAAAATCGAGAATGCATTGTTTAAAATGAGAGAATTAGGCTTAATCATATTTAATGAAGATGCAACTTTATGCAGGTTTGTTAACTGGTTTGAATTTCAGAAAATCAATAGACCATATCCATCTAAATTTAACTTTGTCGAGGAGAAAAAAAGTGATTCAGTGAACATTCATGGAACATTCAGTGAGCATTCACTCCCTAATAATAATAATAATAGTAATAATAAAAAGAAAAAGAATAATAAAAATAAAACTAATAAGTCTGTCTTTTCTAATGAATTTGAATCTTTTTGGAAAACATATCCAAGAAAGGTAGCCAAGAAAAAGTGTTACGATAAGTTTAATAGCTTACTTATAGACTTTAAATTAGAGGAGATAATAGAAGGATCATCTTTATGGATACAATACTGGAAAACAGCCAAAACTCGCAATGAGTATATACCACATCCATACACCTTTCTAAATCAAGAACGGTTTATAGACATTCCTGATGAATTGCAGGGAGATTATGAGTTGGAGTTTAGATTAGACACATCAGGCAATTTTTTTATAGGATACTGTGCAGGTTGCAATGAGAGTTCATTCTACAGAAAAGAAGAATTAACAAGAGATTCAAGATGCTGTGGAAAGAACATTAATCCTGAACGAGAAATGGTGCGAATACAAGAAGTAAATGCAAAGGCTTAAATTCATGGGGTGGCTACCCTCCTTATCAATCTCATCCATGCGTACGAACATGGTCACCCTGTGAGTTATTATGCCTAATAAGAAAGCCAAAAAAAGAAAATTTGATAGAAAGAGGAGGAGAGAAGCAATCAAAAAGTGGAAAAGGAGTCAGAAGAATGCCAAAAAAACTCTCCGAGATGAACAGAGTAGAAAAGATAAAATACTGGAAGGACAAATATAGAGATACACCAAACGGATATTGGGTGTCTATGATAATTGGATCTGAGTATATCACAGAGATGTCTATGTTGTCTACACATAAAAGAAAAAAACTAAGGAAGAAAAAATGAGTGAATTAGAAATAGGATATATATTAGCTTTGAGTTTCTTTATAGTGTTTATGGTAGGCCTTATATTTTGGAATGCATATAAAGTTATAAAATATTTAATCGAAACGATTGTTAATCTGCATGATTTAGGCAGATGATTAACTTATTTGTTAGGACAAAACCAAAAACACAGCAAAGACACAGGAATCACGGAAGGTTTCATTATGATCCATCAGCAAAAGATAAGCAGGATTTTATATTTCAAGCAAAAGAACGCATTCCAAAGAAACCAACAACTTGCACATTAGATATACACTTTACATTCTGCTATAAACGACCACAAAAGCATTATAGGTCTAAAAACAAGCAGAAGATTCTAAAAGACAATATGCCTTACTATAAAAGAAGCACTCCTGATATAGATAATTTGGTTAAATTCTACCTCGATGCATTGCAGGGATATGTATACATAAATGACTCACAGGTTACATCAATAAACGCAGTCAAAGTATATGGAGAGGAAGACTTTGTACATATAAAAATCTTTAACATAAAATAAATATCAAAAAAATACACACTTTTTGAATTATATTTAGGACATGGCACGACCTAAAAAATACAACATTGACCCAAAGGAAGTAGAGAAGTTAGCAGGATATGGATGTACTAATACAGAAATAGCTGATTTCTTTGGATGTAGTAAGCAACTTATATCAGATAGTTACTGTACAAATGTGACAAAAGGCAAAGCTGACCTGAAAAAAAGACTAAGAAAAGCACAGATAGATACAGCGATAGCAGGAAACGCAACGATGCTTGTATGGTTAGGAAAGCAAATGTTGAATCAGACAGATAGACAGGAGATAGAGCATATACGACCAATAGAAGAGATAGAGTTTGATGGGATCTAAACTGACACTATACAAAGAGGACTATCTACCACATCAATGGGAGTTCCTTACCAGTAAAAAACCAATAACAGCACTTGTGGGCGGCTTTGGAAGCGGTAAAACTTACTCACTACTTCACAAAGTGTTTTTGTGTCATATAACAAAGTTTAATAAGCAGGGACAATCTAATGGATGGGTCATATACCCAACAAATGAACTTGCTGAAGAATTGTTTGTAGAGCCTATGAAAGAGATACTTGAAAGAAACGGAATACAGTACAAATACAACATTCAGAAGCATAAATTTACAACACCATATGGAACAATTAAGGTATATCAACTGCAAAAGCCACAGAGAATTGTAGGTGCAGAATTAACATACATAGCCTTTGATGAATTTGATGTAGAGAGTTGGAAGAACTGTGATATAGCATTTAAGAAGGCAATAGGTAGGATGAGAGGGTCTGATAACTGTGAGATATTTATAGTGACATCTCCTGAAGGCTACCACTACACGCATCATCAGTTTGTAGAGAATCTTAATGACAGCAAAGAACTAATACATGGAAAGACTACGGACAATCCATATCTACCTGATGCTTATATCAACCTATTAGAAGAAAACTATGATGACACTATGCTGAAGGCTTACAGAGATGGGCAGTTTGTAAACATCTCAGCACTAAGCACATACTATCCATTTGAGAGGAGCAAGAATGTCAAAAGATGCGAATATGATAGATCTCAACCAGTGCAAATCGGACTCGATTTCAATAACGACCCTATGTGCTGTATATTATTCAACACTCACAAAGTATCACCCAAAGTCAGGGTCTTTGATGAGTTCTCATTGTCACATCAAGGTCAAGGGGATCTATTAACATCAAGGATGTGTCAGACAATTAAAGACAAATACCCAAATAACAAGTATATAGTATATCCTGATGCAAGTGGTATTCAAAGACATACATCAGCCATGCACAGTGACATAGATATTTTAAGGCAACACGGATTTGAAGTAAAGGTTAGAAAAAGTAATCCTCCTGTGGTGAACAGGGTGAACTCGGTTAATAAAATGTTGGAGGGAAACATTTTAATTGATCCAAGATGCAAGGTGCTAATACAGGATCTTGAAAAGGTAACTAATAAGCAAGGCACGAGGGATATAGATAAGTCAAATAAACTATTGACTCATGCTACAGATGCACTTGGATATGCAGTAGAGTGGCTTTACCCAATAATTAAACCAACATTAGGAGCGATAGACAGATGATACCGAACATAGGCAAACTTTTAGTACAACAATCAAAATATGATGCACAGCAGAACGCAAAGAACAAGTGGCGAAAGATGAGGTATATTGCAAAGGACTATTATGCAGGTCAGACCAAAGGATATACATCCACCTATTTCAGCAATCAGCTATTAACTAAAGTTCCTATCGCTAATGTTAATATTACTAAAAGAATCATTGATCGTGTCAGCTTAGTCTATATGAAGCCACCTGTAAGAGAGTATTCTAATGAAACACTGCCTATATATTTCAATGAAAAGGATTTTAAATTGCAGAGAGCAGAGAGAATGTGCAATCTCTTAGAGCATATACTGATTAAGCCTACATGGAGGAATGGTATACTGGACTATGATATAATCATGGACTTTGAGCCTATGTTTGGAGATGATCCACTGCGACCAACAGCATTCTGTTATCCGTTGTCATTCAAAGCATCTGTTATGGATGACACTCCTGAATTAAACGCATATTGGGATGCAGAGCATACATTCATTTATGATAGTAGTGGTAAGATACTGGAAGATCCTGATAATCCTGAACATATCAATCCATATGGTGTATTACCATTCATTGAATGCTTTAAGAATGGTAGACCTGAGTATAGCTACTTAGATACATCTCCTGCTAACGATATTATAGCAACTAACTTAGAAGTTAATGTGTCCGAAACAAACAGTAATGCAAACACCATGTTTCAATCCTTTGGATATATGTATGTCAATGGATCACAGGTAGAAAAGGACACACTTGAAGTCGGTCAGGACAAGATTTCATTCTTAGGTATTGATGGAACTATGAACATTGTATCTCCTCCTAATACTGTGGATGCATTAGCTTCTTCTGTTGAGCATTCGTACAAATTATTGGCTCAGAACTATCACTTGAATGTTACCTTTGTTGATGGGACAGCAGCAGCTTCAGGTGTAGCAATAAAGCTAAGGAATCAGGAACTAACTGATGCAAGATTGTCTGATGTTATTAGATGGAAGAACATAGAGAACAAACTATTTGAACTTGAGTCTATTATACTTGGTGTAGAAGCAGGTATTAATGCAGGGACTATAGACAAGGTTGATTATGGTGAGAGTGTAGAGGTATTGTCCTATAAAGAGCAGATAGAGAAGTGGGACTGGGAACTAACAAACGGATTAATTGACACAGCAGACATATTAATGCAACAAGATCCTGATAGATACCCTGATAGAGAAACAGCACAAGAATATCTTGCAGAAAGAAGTGGTATAGTAGAAACAGAGGAAACAGAACAGCCACAGAACACACTTCTTGATGCGTTAACTAAACCTGTTGAGTAATGGCGAATCAAAAGAACATTGAGGACATAGCATTATTAATATCAGGAAAGGTTGAGCAACTACAAGGCGAATTAGTTAGGGATTTGTTAAAGCTGTCTAAGGACAAAAGATTCCAATCTATAGATGACTTCCTAATAGCAATAGAACAACTGAATGTTGAAGAATTATTGATGATTAAAGCAGATAACATCACAAACGCATATATTTCTGCACACACACAGGTACTTGCTGATTCTGTGCTGTTTGGAGATGTAACAGAAAACACATTAAGGTCAATAACACAGTTCAGCAAATCATCTTTCACTGATTCTCTTGGTACTATGGGCAAGGTATTGAAAAAAGAGATAATAAAAGGTGCTATTTCAGGATCATCAGATAAAGACATACTTAAAGCAATACAATCACAAGCAGGACTATCACCATCAGGTATGCAGACACTTGTAACTACTGGACTTAATGACTATTCAAGGAGTGTGAGCAAGGTGCAGATGGACACGATGTCAAAAACGCAGAAATATAGATATGTAGGGGCAATAGATGACAAAACAAGACCTATATGTGTAGAGATGTGGGATGCAGGGAAATTAACACAGGATGAAATAGAGAGCAGGTTTGGGTCTAATGTGCTTGTAGAGGGTGGTGGCTTTAATTGTAGGCATCAGTGGCTTCCTGTTGAAGCAGAAGAACAGAGCAAGGATTTTAGAAGTGCTGAGTAGTAGCTTTTTTAAACAATTAGCATTCAAGGTGATTAAGTCTTATAAGAATCACATATGGAAAGATGGGAAAGATGTTAATGATGCAAAATTCAAGACATATACAAGCAAAGCCTATGCAAAAAGAAAGAACGCAGGAAAGCTAAAACGACAATCAGCAGAATCAAGAGGTAAGACAACACCAATAGTAAGTGGTGATTTTAAGAATGATTTTAAATTAATAAGTGCATCAGAAAAGGGATTCACATTAGGATGGGCAGCACATGGATCTAAGGTGAACTGGTTAGCTGATAACAAGAGGTATATGACCAAGTCAAATCAACCTTTGCCTGAAGAAATATTGGATAATATAGACAAGGCTGTAAGAAAAGAAACGGAGCGACAGATCCCAAAGAATAAGGTTGTACATATTAAGGTGGGGAAATAAGTATTTATATCTCACACTTTTTAAATTATATTTACTATGAAATTTTGTAAACAATAACTCACTTAAGAGGTAAAAATGTCTGAACAAAATGAAACACCCATAGCTGAAAACAACAGCGTAACAAATGACGGCACTAAAGCTGAAACAAATGACCAGTATAAAAATGTACCTGAATCACGATTCGAGGACTTGGTAGCACAGAAGAACAAGCTAAAGTCTGAAGCTAATGAGTATAAAACCAAACTTGAAAAGTTCCAAGCAGACCAAGAATCTGCAAGAAAAAAGGATCTTGAAAAGCAAGGGGAATACAAAACACTCTTAGATGAAGCTAATGCTGAAATCAAAAGGCTATCAAAAGTTGATAAGGAATATACAGAGTACAAGACCAACAAGAGAGCATTAATTATGGAAACTATAGTGAATGATGAAGATAAGGCTATTGCAGAAGGCTTATCACTTGACAAGTTGGAATTGTTTGCTAATAGGGTGTCGCAAACAAACACATTAGGAACACCAAATCAAAGACCTGCGAACTCTACAAAGGGAACAGGTGAATTTGGTGGCTATAGTTCTTATCAGGAATGGGCAGAAAAAGACCCTGATGATTATGTTAAAAATAATCAGACAAACTCAGCCAAAGGAATTAAGATTGGCTATTAAGAAAAACCATAGCAAGATTCTTGGAGTGGATTATGACCCAAAAGGTGATATGAAGGTAGATGTTAAAGATGACGGAGATTGCGAAGTAAAATACAAAGGTAGTCCAATGGGCTACAATGATTATGTTGATGAACTTGAAGATAGAGCAACAAGAAAACATAATGGAAAGTCTTTAATTCGTAATTCTATGGGTGTTTTTAGTGGAGTATCTTTTGATAAGAATGGAAAAATAATTAAAAATTAAACTGCTCAGTAGAGCAAGGAGAAACAAATGGCTTTAACAAATACCAGTACAGCAGCAGGTGGACTCGGAAGAACCATTGGTGATTCTGTCATTGCATTTAATCATGTCAATGTAATGTTCCCACTTGTGACAGTAAAACAAGCTGCAAGAGGATCTAATCATGTAAATTTTAGTGATTGGACAAAACTTGCATCAAGTGATGTAACAGCAGCAACTCAGGCAACAACAACAACAGCAGTTGCTATCACAACAGCAGCAAGAACTGCTACTATCTCAGAACATGTTATCGCTTCTACAGTTAGTGATTTAGTTCTTATGGGATCAGGTGATGATATTGTTGGACAAGCAGGAACTGCTTTAGGTAATGCAGTTGCAGCTAAACTTGATGATGACTTAGTAGAGCTTGGAAAAGGTTTTTCTCAGACAGAATGTGGTGCAGGAACTTCACTTGCATTGTCACACATATTTGGTGCAATGCGACAGTTAAAAGCTGCATCTGCTCCAATGCCTTTGAACTTAGTTCTTTCACCAAAGCAGGTGTGGGGATCTAAAGGTTTAATTGCCTTGACACATGATGCAGCAGTAACAGGATCAAATGCTAAACCTATGTCAGTTATGGGGTCTAAAGGAAACGAAGGACTTGCTAATGGATTCATTGGATCTATAGCAGGATTTGATGTTTACTGGTCTGATCAGATTGATGAAAATGTTTCATCAGGTGGTGATGCAGCAGGTTTTGCATTCTCACAAGGTGGAATTGGTCTTGGTGTTGGTGCTGAAGGCTTATTCAGAATAGCATCAGAAAGAGATGAAATGCTAAGAGCAGTAAACTATGTTGCTACAGGGTTCTGGGGCGAGATAGAAATTAAAGATGCTTACGGTGTTTACATTCTATCAGATGTTTCATAATAACTGATTAACTGATAACTTGAGGGGAGTGCAATGCTCCCCTCATTTTAAGGAGAACAAATGGAAAGATATTTTAAAAAACCCAATGGGGACATCATACAGGCTCCAGAGAATCAAGATCCTGATAACTTAAAGTCTTGGGAAAGTAGGTTTATAGAGTGTGATGTAAATGGAAAAGAAATCAAAAAAGAAAAAAAGGCTCCAAAGCCTAAAGCAAAGAAGAAAGCGAAGGTAGATAATGGCGAATAGTCATAGCGATTTTACAATAATTAGAGTAACTCCTACGATAGTTGAAGATTCAGCATATGCTGATGGCGATGTATTATTCACTGCTACTGCTATTCCTAATGCTGTTCGAGGGAATGGTGGCTGTTCTAAATTAATATCGGCATATATGATAGACAAAAGAAAACAAGCATTTGATTGCGAACTTTATTTTTGCGAACAAAATACAGCTTTCGGTACAATAGACGAAACTGCTGATATTAGTGTAGCCAATATAGAAGCTGCAAAAGTTTGCTGTGTGCTTAAAAAAGACAACGATCAAGGAGAAAACCAAGATTTAGACAATATTCATATAAATAAAATAGTTGGAATGGACGGCTCAGACGATTTTGGCTTCCCTACTTTACTACAGGCAGGAGCAGGTAGCACCAATGTATTTGTTACTGGTGTAATAGTAGATGGAACTCCAACATTTACAGAAACAGATGACCTCGAGTTGATATTCCATATTCAATATAAGTAATGGCTAAGTTCGGAAGAACATCTAAAAATAGATTAGCTACCTGTGATGAAAGGCTACAAAAGGTATTCAATGAAGTTATTAAATTCGTGGATTGCTCAGTTCTCGAAGGACACAGAGGAAAGCAACGACAAAACGACTTATTTGACGAAGGTAAGACCAAAGTACTGTACCCTGATGGTAGGCATAATAGTGATCCCTCTCGTGCTGTTGATGTTACACCTTATCCTGTCGATTGGGACGATCGTGAGCGACAAACTCTATTCGCTGGGTTTGTACTTGGTGTCGCTAATGGAATGGGAATCAAATTAAGATGGGGTGGAGATTGGGATCAAGACTTTCAGGTGATGGACAATCGCTTTGATGATTTTCCTCACTTTGAACTTGATAAAACAGAGGAATAATATCTGAATGAAATAAAAGGAAAAAATTTAGTCTGTCCTCATTGCTACCACATAGGAATGAGAAAAGAAGGATTTAACAAAGACAGACAAAGATGGGGGTGTATATCCTGTAAACATAAAACAGTATTCCCTATATGTGATGCAGATTTAGATATAGTAAGAGAGAATGTTAGGCTTTCAAAACAGAAACAGAAAGCACAAGACAAGAATAGGATCTTTAACAAGGCATTCAGAGAACATAGCAGAATAGAGAATGCAGTTGAAGAATATAGCAAAGAATTAGTATCGCTTTTTGAAAATAACAACTTAAATCGCACTACTACAGAGCATAAAACAAACAATCAGGCTGTAGGTGTTATCCAGTTCTCAGATGTCCACTTCAATGAACTTGTGGATTTGGAAAACAATAAATATGATTTCAGAGTTGCTTCGCAAAGGACAAGATACTTTGTTAATAGAGCCAAGCTGTATTTTAGCACAGCAAATGTGAGTAATATTGTAGTGGCTTTGACAGGGGATCTGATGAATAGTGATAGAAGATTAGACGAACTCTTGAATCAAGCAACGAATAGAGCAAAGGCTACATTTCTTGGAGTGGATATTCTACAACAAGCAATACTGGACCTGAATAAGCACTTTAATGTAACAGTAGCATCAATAGTCGGCAATGAAGGTAGAGCAAACAAAGAGATGGGATGGAGTAATATCGTAGCAACAGACAACTATGACTATACTATCTTTCAATGCCTAAGATTCTTGTTTAGAGATACCCATGTAGAGTTTGTTCATGGAGATCCAAGCGAATTGGTTATAAATGTAGCAGGACAGAATCTTTTAATGATGCACGGACATGGATCATTCAGAGGTAAATTGGAAACATCTATAAATCAAATTGCAGGTAGATATGCTTTGAAAGGTGTACACATAGACTATGTTATATTCGGTCATGTACATAGTGCGAGAGTTGGTGACAACTTTGGGAGATCGTCATCTATGGTTGGGGCGAATGATTATAGCGAAAAGGCTCTCAATCTCAATGGTAGGGCATCTCAGAACTGCTATATTTTCTATAGCAGTGGGAATAGGGATGGGATAAAAGTTGATTTGCAGAATGTGGATTCAAAAGGATATGATATAGACAAATCCTTAGAAGCATATAACGCAAAGTCACATGGGAAATCAAGAAAAAGAAAAACAATATTCGAGGTAGTAGTATGATAGCAGATGTTTTAGTTTGGGTATGTATAGGAATAATAGTAGCAATATTATTAGGTGGAACATTAAAGTTTTATAAGGATAGCAATGGTAAATAAACAAATATCACTTGGAACAGTGATTACAATATTAACGATTTTAAGCACTTTTATCTTTACATTAGGTGCAACATCAAATAGAATAGAATCCGTTGAAATAGACATAGAGAAGAACTCACAGAAGATACTTAACAGCCAAGACAAGCAACAGAAGATAGAAGTTGACATTGGAAAGTTAGAAACCAAGTTGGATGAAGGTTTTAAAAGGCTTGAAACTTTGATTATAGAAAACTGATGGATTTTGTAGCTTTATTAGAGCAATTTGGAGTACCAATTACAATGTGCATAGCATTTGGGTACTTTATTTGGAAACAAAACAAGTGGATTCAAGATGACCTTAAAGCTGATTTAGATTCAGCTAATGAAAGATTTGAAAAAATAGTTATAGGTCTTATCAACTCACAAAAAGAGATGCAGTTAGACATTAAGGAATCAAAGACAAGCTATAGAGCAATAGTAGAGATCCTTGCATCATTGAGTGGCAATGGATTAAAAGAAAAATTTTTAAATAATAAAGATTATTAAAAGGAGATAATATGTTTGAGAATATATTAGGTATAGTTAGCAACAATTCAGGATTAATTGCAGGGGGTGGATCTGCTGCAATCGTTTTATGGGTATTAAAGAAGATCCCAAATGAACAGATATGTGGAGTAATAGAAACATCATGCGAAAGTTTAGGTAGGATCATCACACTTAATCTAAGTAAGTGGTCATTCTCTAAGAAGGTGTGGAATAGTACAATAGAGCCATACTTTATAGATCTGCTTGACAATGTGTTTGGAAGTATTGTCAGAGGAACAATTAAGGGATTAAAATCAGATTCTAAATGATTGTAAGTAAATTAGTTAGCAAAATACTGCCTTTCCTGCTCAAAGAAGTGTGGAAGGCAGTATTGCCTGAACTGAAACCATTGCAGAAATATGTATATCAACCTAATGAGTTAGATAAAAAAACCAAAAACCATGAGAAAAGAATAAAGAAACTTGAAAAGAAATTAAATGGCTAATGAGTTAAAATTAGAGAATCCATTATCTTCAGACACTAAGCCTGTTAAGATAAATGATGCTGTGACAGGATTACTGCTTAAAGACAAAGATGTAGTAGTGGAAGGTGATTTAACTATTAATGGCAATATAAGTACATATGCAGGTATGATACTTGGATATACTGATATTGGATTAAATGAAACAGCAGCAACTTATAACTTAACAACATCTTATGTAGTCCCAACAGATGAGTTAAGTGTAGGATTTGTTGCACCCCCAAGTGGGAATGTTGAGATTGAAATACAAATAGGATGGGATGCAGGGAGTAGTAATGTAGGAGATTGTTTTGCAGGACTATCAGATGCAAATGCTACAAGTGGTTACAATAGATTAGCAGATTACCACGAGGTGGAATTATTTGATGGTATGAGCAGGAGTGCATTAAGAGTTATACGACATTCATGGACATTAACTGGATTAACAGCAGGAACATTGTATCAGTATTGGGCAGGATTTAAAACATCATCAACTCTTGGGACTCCACACTTACAATGGGGTGGTGATTCAACAGGGGAATATCCTGATTTTATTATGAAAGCAACAGCACTACCGAATACAATATCAACTTAGGAGCATAATGAGTTTAACAAATAAGACAATAGCAAACAGTTATAAGGATTTATTGCAAGTAGATAATTCTAATAGTGGAATTGATACAACGACAAGACAAATAAAAGATGGAGAGGGAACTCAGTCCTGTGCTTATATTTCAGACGATAGTCTTTTAATCAAGCCTGTAAATGATGATAGTGCTACATCATTATTAGTTAGAACAAATAGTGGAGCAAATGTGCTTGAAGTAGATACTACAAACCAGTTAGTTGTAGCTTCAGGGAACAATGTTAATACCCAATACGCAACATTTTCTATAGGAAGCACAGAATCAACAGCATTTTCAGCTAATACGCATCATCCTCTTGTGTATTCAGGTGCTAATTATGCTTCACAGGCTTCTATTCCTGACTTATTTGGAACAGGCACAGACCCTGCAACAAGCTACACTACAGCAGATTCAAGTAAAGATAGAGCATCAGATTTAGTCCCATGTCTTTGGTATGTAAATGATGATATATCTATAGATGCAATCAAATCTATTGAAGGTGCAGATGCAGCTACTGGAGATACAACAAGGATGCACTTATTTAGTTATGACTTTACATCAGGAGCAACTTCTTGTCTTACAAACGGAACTTTATTAGGACATAATAGTGATGTAACTAACGCAGGGAGTGAACAACCTTATTTAAGCACATGGACAGTAGATAGTGCAGCAGTTTCAGCAGGAAAAGTAATTTTAGCATTTTTTAGGTCAGATAGTGTCAACTCTGACTACAGTATTCAAGTAAC